GACAGTCGGGCCGGCGCCAATACCGAACCCACGCCTTCGGTCGCAGGGTTAGACCCCGCGCAAGAACCCAGGAGGAACGAGAAGTCCCCGGGCTGACCGAGCGGGGGGTGCGTCCGAAACTGGCCCGTGTACGTCGTGTCCTCTACCCCGTCGTGCTCGACCAGGTAGTAGTAGGTCGTGTCCGGGTCGAGCCCCGTCAGGGACACCGAAGCAACGAAGTTCGGTGAGCCTGACGGGGTGACGGGCCCGAAAAACACGGGTGACGACATGTCCGGCATCTTGGAGACCTTGACCCGAACGTTCGAAGTCGAGGTGACCTGCGTAACGACCCTCGCGGTTGACGGTGTTACCGCGCCGACGACGACGCTCGTTACAGCCATTCCTCACTCCTAGCTATGTTGACCCGCGTGCCTGCGGGGTGCGATCGGAAAACGCCGTTGATGCCGCGCTCCAGCGTGAAGATCTGTGGGACGTTGTCCCCGGAGACGGCAGTCACCTTGGCAACCTCGCCGTTCATTTGGATGTAGAACGGGAAGTCCTGCGGCCGTTCGTCGGTCGTAATCCAGAGCGGCTTAGCCGACTCCGTTGTGACGTACGCCGTAGGGTTTCCGTCGTCCAGCGGGACCGCCAGCTCGGAGCCATCCGTGTCGAGGCGCCCGAAGACCGGGTGCTCAACCTCCCAGACGTACCAGGGGTCGGCCGGTTCACAGGTGAGCGTGATGATCCGCTCCGCGAGGTTGACTTCCTCGGTGTACCCCCGGACCAGCAGGTTGAGGTCGCCGAAGTGCAGCCCCGCGGGCATGTTCGTCAGCCTCACAACCGAGCCCACGTCGACGCGGGACACGTCGATGCTCGGGTCTTTCGTCAAATTCAGACGGACTTCCGGGAACCGCGAGTCGTCCCAAGTGCCGAGGTGGACTGCCCAGGAGGCCCGGTGCGGCAAGCTGATCGGGTGCGCGTGCGACACCGTGATTTCGGAGTCGTACCGGCCGACCTCTTCCACGGATAGCGTTCCGGTCTCCTTGACGTACCGCGCGGTGGAGCCTCGCTCTTGTTTGGCGGCGGCGTCGTTCAGGAGGTACCGGTCGTCCTCAACGGGGTTGGCGGTGACGCACCCGTCCCGGTAGTCGAGGACCAGATCCGGAACCTGGTTGTACAGGTTCTGCGTCGTTCGGAACTCCAGGCCCACCCGGTCACGGGATTCATAAAGCAACCCGGCCTCTGCGTCGGCTGACTCTTGAAGCAGTTCGACTAGCGGTTTGATGCCCTGTGGACCCATCGGCTGCGCGGCGTCGTAGTCCGGATCATTCGCAAGGAAGATCCGCAACGGAATACCCAGGTCCTGGCACAGCCGGTATACCCGGTGGTTAGCGGCCTCTGTGGAGTACGCACCGATCAGCGAGCCCAGCTTGCCTTCGAGCGCGTCCGCGTCGGTCGCCGCGAAGACGTGGCCGACCGCCGTCTCCCCAAAGTCGACACCCGGAGCGCTGAACTGAACCTGGGATATCTTCCCGAGGTTGCAATTGTTGAACGTGCCGGTAGACACCCACCCTACCGGCGACGGGGGCGCCCCGATCGGGTCGCGCAGGATTCGCCACACCAGGTTGTTACCGCTCTGGGTGAGCTGGATCCAGATCAAGTGTGGGTGGCCGTTGATAGACGGGTCGCTAATGAGCCAGTCCGAGTTGAAGTCGACGTTGCCGTCGTGGTCGTAGCCGAGCAAGCGTACCCGCCCCCCGGCGTTGTCCTGGTACTCCAGCACCCACCGAGAGACCGTCTGCGACTCGGTGACACGTGCCGTCATGAGGGGTCGGGTCTCAGCGAGCCCGCCAACGCCGTCTTCGGGGATCTTGACGTGGAACGCTAGGAGGAACTGTCCGGTGTTGACGTAGCCCGGGAGGTTGCCGACGACGTACCCGCCCTTCAGGTGCGGCAGGGGTCCCGAGTTCACCAGCGAGTCATCCTGACCCGGCTTCACACCACCCGTGGCACTGATGACCATGGCGTCGTGTGTCGGTGCGTACGGTGCGAACTCCTGGGCGTACTCCCCGTCCTCCATAGGCCAGTACGCGACCGGTTGGGGTCGCGCCGGGGCGGTGTAGTCGAGGTAGGTCACCGATCGCATCGGCGCCTCACCCTGCCCGAGCCGGCGGAGGATGCCGGAAGCCGTTAACGGAACGGTTCGGTCAGTGCCGCCCTGCTCCCACGACTGGGGCCACGACGACACCTCACCGACGAAGCGAACGTGCCTGTCGGTGAACGATCCGTAGATATCCGGGTGCCAGACGGTCCCCGTGGCGTCCGTGTACGACGCGCTGTCCGGCTCGGCCTGCGTGAAGTCGGCATCCACGATCGGGTCGCCGTTCGCGTCGAACATCTGGAAGCGGTAGTAGTCGGCCGGAACGGAGTACACCCCGGTAAGCAACGAAGTGCCGCCGACTTTGAGGGGTTCGCTCCCGTGGTGGACGACGATTGGCTCGTCGTGCTCGTATGGCTCCTCGAGGATGTCCCAGTTCACCCCGTCGTCGGACCGGTAGAAGGTGACGACGCCGTTACCCCCAGGGCCGTTGTTGAGTGCCGTCACGCGCAGCCACGACACCTGCCACCAGGGAACCCCGTTCGTCGTAAACACGGCCTTCCGGGACGCGAAGGTGCCGTCAGGAGACCAGAGGAACGCCAAGGCCCCGCTAACGGCCCGGTAGAACGCCCAGTCGCGTTGGTCGCCCAGTGTTTCGTACTTGCTGGCAAGCACGTGGTCCGTCGTGGGTTCCTCGGTGAGCCGCATGTGGATGCGAAGGTCGAACTCGGAAACTCCGAACTTCGACTCGTTGTCGGCGTAGACCACGCCGTCCGGTCCGCCGTCTGTAGTGCTCTGGACGCCCCGTGCCACGGTCGGGGGCCCCTCGAGCGAGAACCGAAGCGGGGTATTTCGCTTGAGCTTCCCGAAGTACGGCGAACCGGGGTTCCGGGGGCTGTATTTGCCGCCCGAGTTGTCGATCAGCAGTTTGATCGAACCTGGGTTCACCCGGTTACCCTCATCCGGGAGACCGCGAGTAATCTCTACGGTCTCCCGGTTGAGTACGTCGGCTGAGATGTCAACCCAGGACCCGTCGATCTGAATCTCAGTCTTGGGCCGAAATCTCGCACTCACTGTTTCTCCTTATCGAGCAAACTGGATGTCACCGCGACCGTTTTCGCGCGCCCACTGGCGAACCACCGATACGAGCTCGCGGCTGCCGCCCGTGACGTTCAGGTTCACGGAGACTTCCTGCTTGTTTGAATGCGTCGAGCGCACCGATGTGTTGATGTTCGTCGGGATCTCCCGGGTCACGCCCTGGAGCTTCGAGCGAAGCGCCGGGAGGGCGTTGTCGATACCGCGCAGCAGGCCGCCCATAATCATTTCGCCGTTGGGGGTCAGGAGCTTCCGGTCAACGGGCTCCGGGCCCTTCCACGACGGAATCATCTTTGTGACGCTGCCAAGCGTGGCCTTCAGCCGACCGATAGAACCCTTGATGCCGTTGATCAGGCCGTTGATCAGCGAGCGACCGGCACCAACCAGAAGCCCGCCGAGATTGCCGAGTGCACCCTTGACCTTGCCCGGGATCGACATCACCGTGGACATCATCTTCGCGGTCTGCGATACGACCGCTGCGACCATTCCCGCGAAGAAGTTGTTCACCATAGCGGGGATCGCCGCGAGCTTCATGACGCTGCCTAGTACGTTGCCCGTACCACCCGAGAAGATAGATACGATGGAACCCCAAAGCCACTTGAAGAAGGCCACGACGCCTTCGAGGACGGCCTTGGACGCCTCCCAGTAGGTCGAGATGATGGTCACGAACTGAACCCACGCGTACGAGGCCGCGGCCAGCGCGGTCGCCAACGCAGGAAGCGCCCACTCCGCGATCTCGAGGATGCTCTCGAACGCCTTGTTGATCGTGGGTCCGTGCTCCTTCAGGATCTCGGCGAACCTGGTAAACGCCCGACCCAGGTCGTCGCCGTGTTCTGCGAGGGTGTCGAACAGCGGTTGAGCTGCTTCTACGAGCGCCTTAAAACCGGGAAGCGCTGCCTTAACGAATTCGTTGATGAACACCACCAGGTCCCCGAGGATCGGCTTCACCGCTTCGCCTAGCTCGGTGAACTGGGGTTTCAACGTCTTCAAGTTGTCGCCGATGGCCTTAAAGGCCAGCACCAGCGGCTTTCGCACTGCGTCAAACATCCCGCTGAACGCTTCCTTGGCGTCCTTCATTAGGCCCCGGAACGCCTCGGTAACAGCGATGTCCTTCAGCGCGTCCTTGGTCCGGTTCAGTTCGTTGGTGAGCCGAGACACGTCCTTCTGGGCACGCTTGATGTCCGGGAGCAAGTCCTTGTCGCCGGTCTTGGCGTACTCTTCGCGAAGGGACTTCAGCTCGTCCTTGGCGGCGCCCAGCTTCTTCCGGACGGCGTCAATCTTCTTGGTGGCGTCGTCCGTAACAAATGCACCGGCGATCGCGCCGGCCAGAACGCCACCACCGCCGGCCAGGACGGCGATCGAGGCGGCTAGTGCGCCGATGAACGCTGCTGCGATCGTGCCGGCCACCGCGACGATTGCGCCGAGCACCTGCGGAGGCATCGACCGGAACCCGCCCGCGAGCGACCGGCCCACGACGTTGAATGAGCCCCCGACGGCCTCCGCTATCCCGCTTGTGATCGACCTGCCAATCTGGCCTAAACGGTTCTTCTTAACGTCGATTTTTACGTCAACGTCGGTTCGGTCGATGAGTTGGAGCTCCCGCCTAATTGCCATCAGCCTGGCCAGCGTGGACTTATCCCGAGATATCCTGGGGAGCAGCTTTTTGTTACCCGTCCGGCCGATTTCCCGATTCATCTCGGTGATGCTCTTGTTGAGCCGGTTGATTTCTTTGTCGAGTTCGGCAGTGTCGTTCACGGCGCTCTTCATGGCCCTCTCGGACTCTTTCGCCATGCTTTCGACTTGTGCCTTGGTTTTACGGAATTTCTTGGTCAGGTTGTCAACCTTATCAGCATCCACCCCAACCTTGATCATGAGATCAGCTAGGCGTCCTGCCATGTGTAAACGTCCCTCCACCTCGCGCGGCGAGGGTCATAGCTATCTGCATTTGCTCCATTTCCGACTGCTGGGGCTTTCGGTCCCACTGCGGCATGAAGTCCTTTGGCGTGAATTTCCTCTTACTGTGGGCGTTCGCGATCGTGCTCGCGATAACCGCCATGTGAACGTCTTGCCGCTCCGGCCCAAGTGGGCCGGCTACGCGTTCGTAACCGGCCCACTCAGCCAGCTCCCGCGAGGAGATTTGAGACAGCAGAACCCGAACGGGAATGCCCAGAGCGAGAGCGAGTCTGAAGATCAGTCGTCGCTCTGGGCGCTGTCGAAAGTCTCTGCGGCATCCTCGATAGCCTCGTCGTCGGTGGCGGAAAGCTCGCCGATCTTCTCGGCCAGTCGGATAATCGGCCTGCTCGACTTCTTCGCCAGCTTGTCGAGGTCGCGCGGCACGAAGAGCGGCTTGCCGTCCTCGTCCACAGCGGCCAGCAGAACCAGCTTGACCCGGAAGTCCTTCATGTTCATCTTGCTCGACCCGTCGCCCTTGATCTGAACGAGGGACGAATCGTAGTCATCCTTCTCGCGAGCGGTCAGCGAGCGAACGCGAACGTCCCCGCCCCATTCAGGGCAAGGAACAATCGCGTACTCGTGGTCGTCGTGGGAGAAGATCTCGTCGCGGGAGAGAAGTGCCATTAGTCAGCCTTTCGATTACTCGGCGGGCGCCGTGGTGGGCTTGCCGGAAACCTTGAACGTCAGGGTTGCGGACATCTTGTCGTCGTGCGGGGCCTCAGCCTCGAACCCAGTCAGGAACGCGGGGAAGGTCCACGTCGCACCGGTCGACCAGACGATCTGGTAGTTCACGGGCTCGTCGGTGTCGAAGTCCTCGATCAGGGCGTCGTGGTTTGCCGGGTCGTAGTTGACCTCGATCTCGACCTCGCCCGGGTCCTTCAGGCCGCCCTTGAATTCGCGCCAGCCGTCCGCGCTATCGTGAGACGTAACGTCGAGGGTTTCGCGCTCCATCGACGGCGCAGTGACGGTCACCGCGTCAGCGATGTAGTCGAAAGTGCCCGGGGTTTCGCTTTCCTTGCCGAACTGCGCCCCGAAGCCGTTCTGTCCTGCCACTATTGCTCCTCAGTGGTTATCTGGAACCTCACGACCACGTGACGAATCGTCGGGTCGGGGTCCGGTAGTTTTCGTGTTGAGTCGTGCCGCACGGCGACGACGTGGTGACCGGCCACGGTGAGCGGCTGGTGGTCTAGAAGCTCCTCTATCCGCGCGGCGATCGTCAGCGCTGGCCCGAAGGACTTTTGGTCGTCCCATACATGGAAGTCCGCGATGATTTCGCGGCCCTTCTTCGTCATGTTGTTCCGGGGCGTAGCGTCGAATCCCCCGACCGTCAGAAACGGGTACGAGCGGGCTTCTGAGACACTTTCGTCGTAGACCCCGGTAAGGACACCCGCGAGGGTTTCGTCGCCCGTCAGGCGGGAATACAGGGCCGTTTGAAGCTGCATCAGCGGCGACGGCATTACAGTGCCCTCCTAACGTGCTCTCGTACCTGCCGGGGGAATTCGACACGGGCATAAGCTGCGGCCGGCCGCATAAACGGCTCAGCGCGCATCTTCGAGGTGCCGTACTCCACGAAGTGTGCGTAGTACAAGTCGACCGGGCCCGTGTTGAACACGCCGACTTCGGCGTCGTAGCGGAAGACAACCTTGTCGATACCCCGGAGAAGGTTTCCCTTGTGAACGGAGTTCGCCGCGACGGTGCGCTTGGCGTTGTTCTGGACGTGATCGGCCGTTTCTTTAACGGCTTCCTGACACGCCCGCTCGATTCGCTTGGTAACCCGCTCCAGATCGGCTTCCAGTCGCTTCAGGCCCCGGATGCGGATATACGCCATCAGCCCTCCGACTGGATCAGTTCGCACTCGGCCTTCTTGTAGACCGGGTGCGATGGGCCGATTACGGAGATGACGCGGAACTTTTGCGAGCCCCGGGTCAGGAAGTCGCCGCGACGGACGTCGGTGGACGGCTCGAAGAACACGTTGTGGGTGTGCTTCGAACCGGCCTGGGCGGCAATGACCTGCTCGTCTGCTGTGGGCAGGTCCACCTTCGCGGCGTACTCGCCCCGAGAAACCTCGGTGCGAATCGTGCCGCCCATGCCGTCCGAAACTTCGTCCCACCCGACCACCGCTACGCGTGTGTTCAAGAGGTGACGAATCATCAGCAACCCCCGTAAGCCGAGGGCGTCCGTACGTCGTAAACACCGCGCGAAATGCCGGCGGCCCCTTCCACCAGTGCCTTTTCCTCGGCCGTGAGCCCGTTAGTCGGGGCGGCCTTGCCCTGGGTGAAGTCGCCGATCTGCTCCCAGCGGTTCTCCTGCGGGTTGTTGTAGATCCGCAGCGCGACCCGGAGGGTTACCACCCGCACGATGTCGGGTGCCGTGTCTTCGTCCCACGAAGACCGGCCGGCCGCCGCGACGATCGCCGAGGCGTCGTCGAGTGCGGCGGAGGCGCGGGCCAGGTCCTCTTCGGCGAGAGAGCCAGCGGGCACCCCAAGGCGGGCTTCAAGCTGCGCCACGGTGGCGAGTGCTGCCATGGGTGCCCTCCTTGTCAGGCGTCGGCCATCAGGCCGGCAGCGATCAGCGCGTTAACCACGTCGGCAACCGTGCCGGTCGCGGGGTCCACGTACGCAGCAACCGGCACGGTCGGGATCGACGGCTTGCCGGTCAGGTCCGCGTACGCTCCGGAGGTCGCCACGGCGGCGAGGTCGCCGGGCTGCACCGCGGAGTCCGCCAGCGCGCCCTGCGCGGCTGACGCGTAGTTGTGCGTGTGGCTCGTATCGGCCTTGCCG